GAGCCAACTTCTATGTTTGCTGCAAATTGTGCAGAACTTGTTACTGAAGTAATTGTCTTAAAGTATTTAGTACCATCTACAGCTTCAGCAGAACCAGTAGAAACAATTACTTCTGTAAGAGCATTATCAAAAACATCTGTTCCAACAATAGTATTTGTCTTAGCATTATCACCTGTTCCTGCTGTGGTTACAGTTAAAATTCTGGCTCCACCAGAAGCAAAGGAAGTGTTTGCTAATGTTGCTGTTGTATTAGGTCTTGCTACGGTAACTATAAAGTTATCATCTGCTGCAACCTCGTCACTTATAAAGGCTGGTTTTACATCTGAAATAGTTCCTGCCATTTTAATCTCCTTATAAAAAGGTGGGGGTAATTAGCCCCCACTATCGATTAGTTATTAGCAGATGTAACTGCGATTGTACCACCAGATGTTCTAATCATCATCTTGACTGCCATACTGTCTGTATCGGCTGCTGCTTCAAAATAAATATATGAACCTGCTAGTATTGTTGTTTCTGCTGCAGAAGCTGTTAAGATAATCTTAGCATGTGCATCTGTAGTTGTTGCCTCACGCTCTAGTACATTAGTTCCAGCACCTGTAACAAATGCTTCAAAAGAAGAAGCATCAAGTTCGTTATTTGTATGTACTTGTAATGTTAATAAGGCTGATGCAGCTATAACATTATTGTTAAAAATAATTAAACTTTTGTGTGTGTCTGAAGCAAGATCAGTTGTTGAAGCTGTTAAAGCTAAAGTAGAACCAACATTACCATTATATCTTACAACACTTTGATTAGCTGCAATCGATGTAGCACCTGCGGCAATTGTAAAGTCTGTACCAACAACACCTGTTCCACCAAAGATAGCACTTGTTTGTGCTGCTGTAGGAACGGCTGTTTGTCCAGCTATACCTTCAAGAGCAATAGCTAATTTAAGAGCTGTAATCGGCTCAGTAAGAACATCATCTATGTTAGCTACAACACCTGTTGCACCAAACTTACCGAAGTTTTGATTCCACTGTGGATTTAAACCAAGCATTGTTGTTCCAACACCTTCATTAAAGAATGAAGTCATTCCATTAAAATTAGCAAGAGTTGTATTACCTGTTACTGCTAAAGTTCCACCGACTGAAGCGTTACCACTTGAATCAATAGTTGTGTTAGATGTTTCAGCACCTGTTGTGCCATTTGTTGAAAATTGAGTAAATCCAGTTTCGGATCGGACATTACCCTTAAAAGTTGTATTAGCCATGTAAATCTCCTATCTTGGCAAATGTCAGTTACTTTATGTAACTGTTAGGTTTAGTTTATTATACACAAAAAAGGGCAGTATGTAACTGCCCTTCTTCGATTAAAGTTTGTAAAGCTTACGCTCCTGGTGAAGCAAACACGGCACGAGGATCAGAGAAACCAAAAGAATATCTTTCTCTTGCTTTATATCTCATGTTTCCTGTCTCAAAGTCTGGATCCATAGCTGTTGCTAAAGTCATTCTTTCGAAGTGTTTTAAACCATTAGGTGCATCTGTCTTAATGAAGAAAGCATCAGTGTCTGTCAAGAAATCATTGACCACATAACCATTTGGCAACATGCCCATTGATTGATGTGCATTGACATCGTTGTCTGCTGTTCCTGGTCTTAGGTTAGATGCCATTAATCTTTCTGCTATAAATTGTAACTGACGAGGGATAATTAACTTCATGCCTCTTAAAGCAATAATTAATCCTCTCTCATCTGTAAAACCTGCAATATTGATTAATGCATCTTCCAAAGATGTTTCGTTAAGATCGGCTGCAGAAACATTGTCTAACGTACCACCATTTGTTAATGGGTGATCTGCTACACATAATGCTTTTCCGTCACCACCTGTTACAGAAGTGTCGAATGCACTATTTAATACACCTGCTGCTTTTACTTGCTTAGTATGTGCCATAGATCTTGCAAGTGCTCTTGTATAACGTGAAGAGATTTTGTCATAAAGGTTATCCTCTACGGCTTCTTCTGTTATTG